CAACTGCACGAACAGACTCTCGATCATTAGCATCAACGCCGCCATATATGAAGTGGACGTTTGGTTGATCCTTGAGTAGATCATACAACACCTTGCCGTGCTTTTCAACGAACTGGAAAAGAATAAGTGTGTTGCCTTTGAGGTTTAGGGCAAGGTTTCTGATGAAGATATTACGAGCCTTATTCTGGACGATCCAATCAATCTCGTCTCTATATTGAGCTTTCTTCATCAACTGCTTATGCTCGTCTGTGTGCTTCAAGACGATACAATTGATATTAAGATTCGATGCATGACCCTGCTCGATCAATTCAGCAGTGGTAATGAACTTAGCAACAGGACCAAACACACCCTCTAGAACGAGTCTATGTGTATGTGTTCCATCTAACGTCCCTGTATATCCATATCGATAATCGGTGTTATCGAGCTTGCTGAGGATCGTAGTAAGGCTCTTTGCCTTAAAGTTGTGCGCCTCATCCCCCACTACGACTGTGAAAACGTCATACCATTTGCGAGGCTGCTTATAGATTGATTGCCACGTAGATACGACAATCCGAGCATGGACGTCTGTTGTGTATCCTTCCATGATCTTCTGACACATCTTCGATAGATCGATTCTTGTGTATGATTGGAAGTCTGATACCATTTGATGGACAAGGGATGTTGTAGGGACAACTACAAGTGCTCTACCTTTAGTCTGCATCAATGTATACATCAGTGTCAGGAAAATCATAAAAGACTTACCTGATGATGTAGGAGATAAGAACAGGACGCGTCTCTTTTGAATTGCATGGACAAACGTCTTCAATTGGTAATCGCGAATATCCATCGTCAATTCCAACTTGTCGCAGAACGCTTTTGCATCCTCGACTGTAAATTCTGTATCCTCAAAGTCCGACAAATACCCTACCGAGTAGTTTCGCTCTTGTGCAAATGTTTCTATGTAGTGATTGAGGCCACCATAGATCAGTTGAGTGGCAGAGTGAAATAGGCGGATCTTTCCATCCCACTTCTTTGCTTTAACAAGAGGGTGGAACTTTGCGCCTGGAGATTGGAAGGTGAAATACTCAGTTAGTTCGCGAGCAATTGCTGGCTCACAATGTATCTTATTAGATACTGAGTTGAACTTCTCTATGATTATGTCGGTCATGTGCCATTCTGAAACTTGCTCCACTCAATTGCATTTTTAATGTTATAACCAAGTGTGCTCAAACTCTTAATAATCGACTCCAAGAACAACACCTTCTCATTTTGCAAATCTACTCTTAGGCTGGCAGTTCTCATCACTTCATCAGCACCAATATACATTGCAACGTCTGTTCTCAAAATCTTTAACGGATTAGGCTCCCACCCCCGCTCTGTAAGCTGCTCCTGTGAGATATTACCGTTGTACCACTCATATTTATCCCTGTATAATTCCTTCAGGTCAGCCTCCATCTTGCGCAGCAATAATCTTTCTTGCGAATAGATCTTGAAGTATTTTGCATGGAGCTTAACAATGCGTAATGACTCATCGCCCAGTTCAGAGCGATCGATTTGGGAATCAGCATCCCATAGGTTTTGGATATCTTCTAGTTTCATAATTAAATATAGTTCACAGCAACAAAGCTGACTTTACAGGAGTCAGTATCCTAGGTCAACATCAGACAGGGGAAATGTCGTATGACCGGTATTTGAATGTAACAATCGATTCAATGTAATCTACATCACCAGCGGTCGTAAGGAACGTAAACCCGCCAAGATCGACTGGGAATATATCAACAAACACGACATTGTATTTGGCATTCATTGCGCTAGAAAGAACAGTCAATGTAGCGTCCGAGTACACCTCATCTGCATTATATTGGTCGTAGCTTTCTGGTTTACCAATTGCTTTGATCCAGTTGTACAATTCCAAGTAGTTGGCCATTGCCTCATCTACCTTGAACGTAATGGTCAAATCACCATATGTGATATGGTCACCCGCAACAGGGATACGCAAGTGTGGAGTAGGCATTGCTGTAGAACCTAGCGTAACACTGGGTAGGTTTACAGACTGGACGAAGTAATTGACGTGAGGTGTCTTCTTGATTGTGAACTTGAATCCCAATGGGGATAGGAAGTTCTTATTCGATGGTTCAGTAGTTGTGTATGCCATTAATGCCTCCGATATTATTTAGGCAAAAAAAGAAGGCCCCTTTCGGGGCCTCCTGTAAAATGTCCATCTTCGTGGACTTGATCAACTCTCTGATTAGAGGATGTTGTCAACCAAAACGCGACGGTAGTACACGTTGCTGTCTTTAGTGAGAGCACCAAGACCTGCTGTTGCACCTTCTGCGTATGGGTTTGCGACCATACCGTAACGTGTCTTGAAGCCGATCTTAGGTTGGAAAGAACCTTGATCAACAGCACGAACCATTTGCAATGGAACGTATGGGCAGTAGAACAAACCAGCGTCGAATGCAGAAGCACCCTTGTAACCAACAACCATGTAGTTGCCTGTTGCATATGGATCGATGTATACCTTGATACGACCATTCAATACACCAGCGAAAGTGTTACCTGTGTCATCAACTTGCAAGTTGTTGCTGTTCAATGCTGGAGCGTAGTCCAAAACACCAGCCATTTGCAATGCGGAAGCGACGTCCGAAGAACAGATGATGATGTTACCCTTACCACGACGTGTAGCCTTGGCAATAGCGTTAGCTTCGCGTTCAACTTGGAACATCAAGCCCTTGAACTTTTCAACAGACCAACGACCGTTAGCATCAACGTCCAAGTCGAAACGACCAGCAGTTGTTGTACCAGAAGAAGCACCTTGTGTAGCTGTAACAGCGATCGTACGAACGACTTCGCGGTTGATTTCAGCCAAGATTTCTGTTGTCAAGATGTTTGACAATTCTGTTTCAGCGTCAAGACCGTGGATAGCCTTCAAGTCTTGTGCCAATTCCATTGTGTATTCTGCCTTCAAAGCACGTGACTTAGCAGTAACGGATACTTTTTCGATCGAGAATGCCATTTCTGGGATAGCAGTGCCACCAGAGATACCGATTGCTTCAGCGTTAGCTGTAGCCATACCGGAACCAAAGTTGTAAGCACCAGCTTCAGCGTTGTTTGCAACACCTGGAGTGCCACCAACATGCTTCTGACCTAATGTGTTAGCACCAGATGTGATCGAAGAGAATGCGGTGTTAACTTCACCGTATAAAGTCTCGTCGCCAGCTTGGTTAGCATAACGTGCGCGCATAGCGAAGATCAAGCCTGTTGGGCCAGTCATCGGTTGCACACCGCAGATGTCATAAGCGATCAAGTTAGGCATAGCACGGCGGACCAAGCTGATCAATACTGGATCGAAGTTGTCGATCTCAGCGCCAGTTTGGTTAGCGTGTGTTGCTTCGCTCAACAGGCTTTGATTGCCGCGTTGGCCAGATTCACGCAAAGCGCGCTCTGTGTTCTCCAAAAGCACAGCTGTTACGCCACGCTTGTGAGCATTTTCGATCTTTGGAAGATCGGTGTGCTCAATAACTGGAGCCCACTTGCTTTGGATGTCTTCGGATAAGTACATATTTTCCCCTTTTTTTAAAAAATTAAATTAACTAAACTTATTTATAAAATTTATTTCTTGACTGTTCTAGCGATAGCAGAAACGTAGTTAGCAACTGGACCTGCAGACTTAGCTGGAGTGTGAGTTACTTCTTCGTCGAGTTCGACGATTTCGTTTTCTTCGATAGATTGAACAGTAGCTGTCTTCTTCTCGCCAAAGTATTGCTCTTTAACGATTTCGAGTTTCTTGCGGTAGTTTTCGGCTGTGTCGAATTCAACACCTTCAGCGAGAGTACGGAGCTTCTCAACTTGTGTCATTACGAGGCCTTCTGTAACTTCGTCAAACACTTGAGCTTGTTGGCTAGACTCAACGAGCTTAGACAATTCAATGTTTTCTTCGATAGTTGTATTCAACTTTGCTTCCAAAGCTTCAACTTGCTCTGCCATTTCAGCAACGAGGTCAGTCTTTTCTTTTGGAACTTGGATGTAAGATTCTTCGAACAAGCCCTTGAGCTTCTCGATGAATTCTTCTGCGATGATTGTGTTCAATGAGCTGTCGATAGCAACTTGGTTAGCTTCCATCCATTGCTCAACGACGTAGTCGAGGTAATCGCTAACTTGGTTAGACAATTCTTCTGTCAACTCAGCCTTAGCTGTTTCGAAAGATTCTTCGAGTTCAACTTTCTTAGCTGCAATTTCTTCTTCCAAAGCTGTACGCTCTTCAGCAATACGACTAGCAACAGCTGCTTCAAAAACAACAGATGCTTTTTCTTTGAATTCTTCAGACAAGTCGTCACCGAACAATCCGTCAATTTCTTCTTTCATAGAAGAAGAAGCTGCCGATGGCTTAGCAGCTACAGATGCCTTGTTAGAGCCAGCTGTATCTTTTGTAGCCTTGGTGTTGTTTTCTGCGTCTGTATCTTGCACTTCGCCTTCGAGCTTCTTAGAAGCTGTTTCGCCTTGTGCTTTATCAGCGCCGCGGTTAGCATGGACATTACCTGTAGCTGTTGGATCTGCCGACTTGCTGCCGCCAGTTGCTCCACCACCTACAATGTCAGATGCCTTCTCTACGATTTCTTTCTGGGACATTGGGTTCTCCTATTAATGTTTAATTTATTTATACAACAACTTATTTAGTCGTAAGGAAATTTAAGTATTGCTGAAACGCAGCAATCTTAGCTTCCTGCAAGTTCTTAGAGCTTGCTTTGACAATTGTTTCTTTCACTTGTTCAACTTGTTGAGCCTTGATAATCCCGTTATCCCACACCCAATTGACACCTTCCATGATGCCTTGAACAAATGCGTCTGGCGCAGATGGATCGGCAACAACGTCGGCTGCAGTAGCCAAGAAGAAGTCATCTTGTACTTCCATGATACCATTCACTTCTTTGAGTGAACCCATACCGCGGGTAGATACGCCTAGTTGAACGCCGCTCTCGAGCAAGTTTCTAGCAATGTCGCCCATAGGAGTGCCAAGAATCTTAGCCTTACCCATGAAGTCGTTGCCGCTTTGCTTCAACTCGACGATCTTGATACAGACGCGATCTAGATTAATAGATGGTCCGTTTGGATGTCCGAGTTCGCCAAGAGCGCGGTTTGTGTTTACATATTCTTTGTTGTAGCGCTCTACTTCGCGCTCTAGAATGTTCTTACGGTAGATGCGACCATTACGGTTAGCTTGTTCAGCTTGCATGAATGGACCTACAATGTATAGGTCCTTTTTACCGCCGCGTTCTTCTACGATGTATTGAACGTCTTCTACTAATTCTGTGAACAGTTTCATTTTATGCCTTTTAATTAAAACGCGACAGAGACTGCTCTGATAGCTACGTTTGAAGCAATCGTATAGGCCGGCTGCTTTTGCAGATATTCCGTACCGCCCGTGCCGATAGTTAATGTTGCAACTGTCGTACCGTTATTGGCGATAGTGACAAGAACAGCACCTGCTGTGTTGTTGTAGCAACGGACAATAGAAGCAGATCCAACAGTATTTGCTGTGGAGAGTGCAATCTCTTGACCAATTATTTTGGTAGCGTCTGTCATATTATTCCTCTTCGCTCTCAGCTAACATGCCTTGAACCATTTCGATCAACTGTTCGAACTGTTCATCTGACTCAAGCATTTGAATGAATTGATCGCGAGACTCGTCGTCTTCTAAACTCTCATACATTGCTTCGAGCATTGTAGTGATTGCTTCGACTTCTTGTTCATCTTGCTCAGCAAGCACTGCCTCTAAGATATCGTCGAATTGTTCGACGTCTTCAGCAACCTTTTTAGCCTGAGCTGTAGCAATTGCCATTTTCTTTGAATCGCTATATTCTGGATGTTCGCGTTTGATGGCGTCACCAATTTCTTTGCGTTTCTTTAACTCAGCCATTGTCAGTGTCTTTTCGTTGACATCTGAGCTAGTCTTAGCATCGTGGCCGTGCTTTTCTTTTTTGCGATCGACTACTTTAACATTAGTGGCTTTGAATACATCATCGCCGTTCTTGTTAGCGTCAGGAGTCTTTTCGATCTCGTGATCGTCGATAAACTCTTGATCGCCAGCGCTGGCAGCGGATGGCCCACCCTTTACGGAAGTTACCGTATTGTTGGAGTATACTTTTTTAGGGCCTGTTTCGCCTGGCTTTCTAGTTCCCTGGTCGTGCTTCGGGCCTTGAAAGCCAATCTCTTCAAGCAGATTGTTCAGCGTCTTCATGTGATTCCTCGGACTCTTTGTTATTCTCATCCTCTACTTCAACCGTAGCTTCTGCTTCGCCAGCGTCAACTTCTGACTCGACTTCCGTCTCATCTTCGACTTCCGCAGTCGCTTGCTCTACCTCTTGTTGACCGTACATCGACTTAGCGACTTCGATCTTACGAGCTTGAACAGCATCGGCAACGCGCTGAGCGATCATCTGATCGAAAGCGGCTGAAGTATTGATAGCGTCTTTGCTCAGAGCAAACTGAACGATATCGGCAGGGGTATAAGTTTGTTGTGTCATAATTCTCTCCATTATTTATACATTTTAATTCTGTTGTCCATCACCACCCTGTTGCTCTTGTGCAGGCGGAGGAACAATCCCTCCGTGCGGCACTTGAGTACCATCAGGTAGCATTGGAGGATTCAAAATTGGATCATTCATCTCTTCTTGAATCTCAGCATTCATTCTCTCCATCATTGCTTCGTCTTGACCGAAGATGTGGTTTCTAGCCCACTTGTGAGAATAGTACTTGCCAATCACATTAACATTTAGCATGTTCTGATAAGCAGTTAGCTTATCGTTTAGAATTTCGTTGTCCTTCAATTCGCTGAAGTAGTTGTCTTTAGCGTAGTTGAATTTTAGACGTGGTGCGATTTCCTTCCAGTCCTCTTGTGTGAGGATCTGTTTAAGGACCAGCTGCTTCTCAAGTGTCTTGAGGAATAGGTGGTTGAATCTTGTGCGTAGGCGGTTGACGAACTTGCTAAACTTAACTTCATCACGTGAAATTTCAGTAGCACGTCCTAGGCCGAAACCTTGATCGCTTTGTGTACGAGCAATAGGCACGTTCAATGAACGGTATAGACCTTTTTGGAAGTATTCAACGTCTGTCATCTCGCCAAGGTTTTGTCCGCCTGGCAATGTCTCGATCTGAGTGCCTCTATTACCTTCACGGCGTGGCAACCAGTAATCTTCCAACATAGTCATGAATTTACGATCGTCACGGACTTCGCCTGTGCCAGCATCATAAACAACTTTGTTCTTATAGCGAGTCATCATATCGCGCAGGTATTGTTCTGCCTTCATCTTTGGAAGGTTACCAACGTCGATGTAGAAAATCTTACGTTCTGGAGCACGTGAAATGCGATAGATCACTGTTGCATCTTCCAGAGCTCTCAATTGATTGAGCGGCTTAATAGCCTTATGCAGATGTGAAGTAATCAGGCTGTTTGTCTTATCAAGCAAGCCAGATGTACAGTAGATAATACTGTCCTTTGCGATCTTCATGCCTGTAGTGACAGGTGTAGATAATCCAGCAACTGCAGGCTTACCACCGAAGCCTTTATCGTTGTAAATGAAGTACTCTTGACCTGCTACAGGGATCGTTGAGTCTCCGCCGATATTGGTATTTGTAATCTTCTTACGCTTGCTTTCTCTGATCTTTTTGATCTTGCGAGGGTCGATATAGCGCAATTCTTGAATCCCGTCTTTGGGATTCTTCTTATCGATGATCGCATGATAGTACAGGCGGCCATCAACATACCAACGCTTGAATACATCATATCCTTGATGTTCAAAGTCTAATAGGGTCAGTATGTTTTCAAATTCTTGTTGGATTGCTTGTTTAACAGGTTCAGGTAGCTTATCGACTTTGTCGAGGCTAATCGAAACTACAGCATCCTTATCGTCTGTAACGATTGATTCGTTCACGATATCGTCGACGGCTGCGTCAACTTCTGGGTGCGTTACCATCTCACGATACTTGGTGACTAGTTCACCTTCGTTCTTCGCTGCACCTTCTAAATCAACCACCGTCCCATAGGAACCACCCGCAGCTACAACAACTGCGCCATCATCATTTTGTTTTGGTATGAACTCGTCTAAGTCCTGTGCTACTACAGGGGCCTTACGACGGAATTCGAACCCTAGGAACTCTGCCATTGATTATCTCCAATTAATGAGGCCGGACAAGCCGGCCTCCATACTATTAAGCGCCACCAGCATCGCCAGTAGTTCCGCCAGTAACTTCCCACCAATCGTAGGCAAACGTCACTTGGAACTCCTGAATCGAATCGGTACTATTCCAGTCCAGTTCGATAGGCGATACTTCAACTGGGAAAATGCCGTTGAATGTATATTCACGGATAGCTACACCAGTCTTCGAATACTGCGTTACGTTCGCAGTTGATTTATATAGTAGAGGTGAAGCAGCGCCAAATCCACGCAAGTTACCTTGGAACGTGTTGATTTGGTTAGACCACTCTTCCATAGCGTTACGGATCAAGAAGTCTTCATCGTTCATCACGACTACAGACCACTCACCGAACGTACGATCGCCCGCAAGGCGAACCTTGCGACCGAAGTATGGAACTTCAATCACACCCAACGTTGCCGCTGGGATAGAAGAAGCACGGACCATAAACGGGATCTTGATATCACCGATCGAGTTTGCAGGATTAGATAGCGTAACCGAAAACAATGAGCTGCGTGCGCCGCCCAATGTCAGTTGACTTCTAATTTCATTTACATTAAATGCCATGTCTTGTTCTCCTTGTCTTTATTTATTAGAACGATCCTACGATCTCTGAGAACTCAACACCTGTTCTAACAGCAACAAAGTTCAACTGGATGAAGTTGATAGACTTAGCTGGTTTGATGTAGATGTCACCAACGAATTGGTTGCTATCAATTACCTGACCGGTGTTGTTAGACTCATCGCAAACAACCTTGAACGCTGTGATACCACGGCGGCCTTGCACATCACGCAAGAATGGTTCTACGATATTCTTGAACTGAGCACGTGTGAAATCATCGTTGAATTCAAACAACAGAGACTTAGCAGCTTTAGCAATTGCCTTTTCCAACACAATGAACAAGCGACGTACGTTAATACGATCGAATGCAGATGCTTGAGTTAGCAATGTCTTATCGCCGAACAACACAGTACCTTGGCCTGGGAACGTAACCACTGGGTTTACGCCTGCCTTATAGAGAACATCTCTATCAGCCTTGCCTGGGTTATATGCGAGCTTAACGATGTTCTTGATCTGACCACGGCTGAAGCCAGCTGGAGAGAACCAAGGATCGCGTGTATCATCCGTACGAACGCAGAGACCAGCTGTATCACCATTCAATGGTACATAGCGGTACACGTCGTTGTATTTGTCGTATTGGTACTTATAGCCAGAATCCAACACACCATATGAAGTGTTGCGCAACGCATTGCGGAAAGCAATCACGTTAGTAGATTCATTACCATTTGCACGAACTACATCACCACGCTCTGGAGAGACGAACACAACGCAATCGCGGCGTGATTCAGCAATGTTGTCGATCAAATAGTTAGCGAGTTGCTCACCCTCAGTGCCGCCACGAGACTTACCAGTCAACAGCAATGAAATATCAACTGCTTCAGCAGAAGCGAACTGATCATAGGCGCGAGAAATCTCACCAAATGGAATTGTAGCTTCATCTGGACCATCAGATCCGTCGACAAACGACACAGTCAAAGGCTTAGTGTTTGTTGAGCTAGTAATGTTAGCTGCAGTGTTCGACTCAGCATTTGCGCGGTCGCTACCGAACCAAACATATTCAGAACCATCGTTAATGACAGTCTTGTAGTAGTTTGTAGCACCGTCAGATGTCTTAGCATCAGATGCGCGTGATAGGCCTGCAAACATTTCGAGAACGGTTCCTGGAGTACCAGAGAATTCGCCATCTTGGTCTACAATAGCAACGTGTACTTCATCCTTAGCAGATGTGTTACCGAACGTAGCCTGGTATGTGGAAATACCTGGGGCACGGTCAACGCTGTTATAGTATTCCCAGAATCGCGTGAACGATTGAGATGTCAAGTTAGCAGACAGGTTATATGTGCTGTCGAGACCGAGCTCAAAGTATGCGTGAGTAGCGTTAGTTGCTGGCGCGCCAACTGTAACAATACGAGCATATTGACGACCGATCGATGTATTGCCCAATTGAACAATATCACCAACACTCAGTGTTGCAGCAAGTGCTGCAGCTGCAGTATTAGCATCAGTAGTGTTAGAGCCAACTGCGTTAGCCATCTTGATCATCGCTGTATTAGAGCCGACGTTGATGGTAACGTTTGTTAGTGATGCGTTAGTGCTAACTGTATTACTAGCAAGCAGGTTAGCAGTAGACGTGAATGCCTCAGCAGAATCACATACTGAAACTTTCAACGAGTTACCAATAGCACCAGGCCACTTAGCGATGTATAGGACGTCGCTGTCGTTTGTAGTGAAATCCGGACTCTTGTTTTCGAATTCGTCTTGATTCTTGATGTTGAACGTAGTACGGCTAGAAACAGCAGCTACGTTAGCAATTGCGTTCCATGCGCCTTCGGCGTTGTTAGATGTTGCAGTGTTAGCTGCACGGACAACATACAATTTATTACCGTAGGCTAAGAAGTTAGCTGCAGTAAAGAATGTTTCCGCGTTGTGGTTTGTTGGCTTTCCGAAGCGGCGAACGAGTGTAGACTCGCTATCGACGAGAATCTTAGTATCGGCTGGACCCCATTTGAACACACCAGCAATAGCACCTTCTGTGGAAGAGACTGCTGGGGTAACGGTGGTTAGGTCGATTTCAGAAACGTTTACGCCTGGACTGACTTGAAATGGCATGTGTATCTCCCCAATTTTGGTTATATAATTTAGAATTCTCGGTATTTATAATTTCGTCAATTCCATAACCAATTTCCATCTCCTGCAGTAACTGCTACTACAGGTTGGAACTCATGTACATCCATCCCATCATCTATAATACCGAAGGGGAGCATGGATTCCTCGATCATACTTTCGTTATCCGCAGATAAACTCGATCGCAGGTCGGTGCTTGTCAACTCCTTCACATATGGCTGTTGGATCAACCACGAGAAGAGAATACAACACATTACTAAGTCATCATTACCTTCTTCAGCTTCATATGAATCTCCTTTAGCGGAGAAGCGGAACAACTCATTTAGAAGGTCTATATCAACAACAGCGAATTTACTTGATTCCACCATTGTCTTAAAATTACTGCAGCCAATACGTTTGACTGCTCGAGATGTTTTTACCCCAAGAACAGCATTTCCTTTATAACCCGCAGATATATGCTGGCCAGTCTTTGGATCAGTTGCTGTATAGAACATGAATTCATATTCAAGATCGTGGTATAAAATGTCTGCTACCTGCTTACCAACGTCGTTCGACTCGACAAGCACATATGCGTTATTATATAGTTTTGCAAATTGATACACGAAATTCGGGTATAAGAGCGTAGATATCTTGTTGTTTCTATACTTCGCGACAACTCTATATGGAAGCTCAGATACATCAAATACCACAAAAGCGCAGTAATCCTCGCCTATACCTCTTGACGTATCCGCAACAATGATGTAAGATCGACCTTGTGTCGGTTCAACGTATACCTTAGCGTGGTCGGTTTGCTTAACCGGCGTATCGTATGTAAGCGTGCGGAGAATCGATCCATCAATCAACGTACTCGATGATCCTAAGAACTCACACTCATATTCCTGGCGGAACTGTTCAACGGATGTGTTTCTAATGATCATCTCTTTCCAGGCTTCATCTCTGCCTGGAACCTGGGACCAATGAACGTCGACTCTCTTATAGTCGTTACGAGCTTCTTCACTATCCTTCCATAGCTTGTAAAACATATTCAAGCCGTTTGGCGTTGATGTAATAACAACCTTGGATGTTTGACCAGACGAAATCGTTGGGTAAACAGATTGGAAGAACTCTTCTTGTAAGTGGTTTGGAACGAAAGCGAACTCGTCCAAATAAATTAGGTTCTGAGACGTACCACGAATAGCAGAACTAGATGTTGCAGATGCGAGAATCTTTGAACCGTTTGCTAATTCAATGTAGCCTTTGTTCCATTCTACTACACCTTGCTGAAGCCATTTTGGTAAATGTTCAAACGCCATCTGGATACGACCCAAGATTTCACGCGCTTGTGATAACTTGTTAGCCAAGATAGCTGTAGAGAATGTTTCATTGAACAATGCATAATGCAATAGAATAGCAGCAACAGTCGTCGTCTTACCAACCTGTCGAGGCATCTTACAGATTGTGTATCTATTCTCAGACGTAACTAACTTCACAATCTCACGTTGGAAGTCCCACATCTCAAATGGGATTAAACCCTTATCGACGTTGACAATCTGAACATACGTCTCGATGAAGTATAGGGGGTCCGCAGCACACTTGCCGAATTCGATCACCTGCTCAGGTGTCATCTCGACTTGTTCACGTGCTCCAGATAAGTTCTGATTTCCGTTATATGACATTACTGATTTTGCTTAAGCATCTTCAACAAGTCAGCAGTCGTGCCGACAAACATATTATTAGTGACCTTATTAGGTCCTCCCGATTCACCTTCTTTTGGTTTATCGAGATCTTTCTTACGCTTTGACAATTCCATCAAGTCTTTTGACGCATCTACAGTAGCTTTTACCAAAGTTGCTGCTACCTCATATGCGCGTGGATGTTGGCTCATTCCTGCAACTTCGAGTATGCCGTTCAGGGCTTCTTGGCCCTTTTCGATGGCACTGATCATATTGCCACGCGCATATTCGAAGTCGTCTTCGATCTGATTGTTCGAGCTACTTAGCGGTTTATCAATGGCCGGCAGTATATCGCGGCCAGTTATAACCTCGGCTGGTAGTGGAGTTAGATTGAGTGATGCCCCAATCTTATCCTTTGGTGATGATGTATCCATAATTAGAATTTGCGCCTATCAAGTTTCGATCAATTGTATCGCCAAGGCTGCTCGTTGGTTGTCCGTTAGCAGTCAATCCTGGCTGAATATGTATGTTGTCTGGCTCATCGACTAATCCAACAGACGCTTCGACGGTCTCGAAACCAGAAGAGTCTAGGAAGTTAATATCAGCCAATGTAATGATTCCAGACTCTTTTACAGGACCATAGAAATAACACTTCATCAAGAAGTCCAGTGTCCACGTAATCGCTCTGCGGTCTTCGAAGCTACCTTCATATGTGTCTGAAGGGGTGACGTTGATTAGCGTTAGCGGAATGTCAACAACATAATTCATCTCTGGAATCAGATTGACGGTAGTTGTGCGTTCTGGTGTAAAGTATGGCAGAATCTGTTCAATAATCTGTGCACCATCATCTTGAAACTTTGATGTGATATACAACGAGAACGAGATATCGTATGGTACTGGATTGTAGTTGTATGTCATCTTGCTAGGATCGTCTGGATTGACCCTGCGGTTTCTGCCAACTGTTGCAAGCTTGCGAGTTGGCGAATATGACATTGTAGTAATCTCAAACCCCATACGTGGGGTGTTTTGAGCAATTGGATTATCTAGGGTTGGCGATGCAAGCAAACGAGCCATTGCCTTTTCCTTCGGTCCATATGCCAAAGGTACCTTGACGGAGTTGATTACGCCGCCATCAGTATCTGTTCGATTGACATAGATGTCGTTGAACAATGTACCAAATAGCGTGACATACTTACGAAGTGTGCCATGATAAAACGTATCTTTAAACATTAGTAAGATCCTTCACTGAAGGGGTCAATCTCGGTAAAGTTGAGGAAATCAGCAGCTTCGCGTTGAATGTCGTCATTATCTGCAGCATCTCCGTTGTTATTGATATCCCACGATTCTTGTAGGATGCTGTATCCATCTTCGGCAATCAGCTCTACGTCTGATTCCGTCATCACTGCCTCAATGTTCATTGCTGGAGAATATTGCTCCATTGCATAATCGATTAGACTGACACCAGTGTTGAATCTTTCACCGCTGTATTCGAACATCTCACACTTAACGTCATAGAATGGTACAGATCCGAGCTGTAGGAATACTGGGTGCTTCTCAACGTATGCAATTTTAAACATGCGTTGTGCTGGTACGAACCAAATCAAGTCGCCTTCGCGTGGGCGCTCAATACTGAAGATCTGCCCAACTTCATTTTGGAAAGCTCTAAGAGCGACGCTGAATGTAATCGTATCGCGAACTTCTAAATTGAACTTCGATAGGAATTGACCATCGCCACCAAAGCCATCAACGCTCTTGATGTACATTTCAAGCATTGCGTGATGATTGTATTCACGTGTGCTATCTTCACCATAGATTGTGTCGAAGTGTGGGTCGGTAAATGGCAGATAATACGTATCATTGCCATATATCTTTATCGATTCCATAACGAGATCGGCAAGCAATCCCTGCTCGCCACTCGCTTCGAAGTTGTTAAAGTAGAAATTCGTCGCCATCGATTAACCAATCATATCAATGGCCGGCATGGATAAGTTAGTAACCATATCACGTTCCATTTCGATTATTTCCTGGTTAGCCTCATCGTAGATCTGTTGGCCATTGAACTGGATACCGCCAGGTAATTGCATACCAGTGAACTTCTTTAGGTTGTTACCCCATTGCTTCTTGATAAGAGCAGTTGCATAGTTTTGCAACCAACGCTCGCCCCAAGCATCTGTAAATTCTTCTGGATCGACTACCTGATAGGCTTCAACAAGTAGGAATTCGCCCACATTCAATGTATTCCAATCCATATCCACATGCAACATATTGCGTAGACGGTTATACCGGATCGGTTGTTTTCCAACGAGCATTTCGCTAATCACAGACAAGTGTTGCATCGTCATGTAATATGGAATGAGGGAAACGGATGTCAGAGTGTACAAATCATTCAGGGCGATTTGATATCTGATATTGAATAAGTCATCTGCACGGACTGATGGATCGCCGATCGAGAAGATGCTTACTGCGCCGATGATGTTATCAGGCAGGATAATGTATTTGTTCTGCTTATCTGCAGCAGTAACTTGGTGTTTGTAGTAAATCTTTTCATTACCATCAAAGTGGTAATCCCAGAAATAGTTCAACGCTTCGTCGATGCGATCTTCTACTTGATCATCATCTACGTTGATTTCAATTACTGGAAAGCCTAGTTTACGAAGGCAGTAATCTTTAAAGGATTGTCTTGAATTTGGGACGGCCATAATATCTCCTGAGGATGGAGGTATTTAGGCTCGTCCAATTTACCGCGGTACCCAGCCCAGTGTTTGCTCATCCCAAGTATACACATTACCATCGTTCGGGTATGGGGTTGGTGAGTTCCACAGGCATGTTGACTGATCTAGTGTCCAGCTATCATATGGTCTTGGAGGAATGAATGCGTCATTATCTCTATCATATGTATATCCAACTCCCGCATAATTCATACGCAATGGGGTGCCCCCATTTGTATGTTGGCCGCCATACGTATTGTATGATGTTTGTATCCACTCGCCAGGAGACGAGTCAATAAAGGTATCGAAGAATTCTGGTTCAGCAACAATCACTTGTACTACTATTCCGTTTACTACTTTTGCAAAATGCGACATATTATTCCTTAAGCGACGTATGTTCCAGAAGATGTAAACGTGTGTATGGTATAACCGCCAGAGGACGTTACTGATCCTCCCGTACCACGTTGCGTGCCTAGGTATCTAAGCACTACAATACCCGATCCGCCCGACCCACTAGATGATGCGCCGCCACCAGTCGATCCGCCGCCGCCACCGCCAGTATTTGTCGTGGCCGACCCAGCATTGGCGTTGCCATCACCACGTGAACCAGCAGCACCACCGCCAGTACCACCGGAGCCAGCAGAAGTGCCCGGTCCAGTTGCGCCACCACCACCACCAGCAAGCGTACGTGTACTTCCGGTCCAGGTGTCGGCAATTCCAATACCGCCATTGCCGCCATTGCCGCCTGATGCGTTACCACCGACAGCACCAGCACCGCCGCCACCGCCAGCAGAGGAGCTGGTACCAGCTCCAGTTCCTCCAGCATTCCCCTGGCCAGGGGTACCATTGCCGCCAGTACCTGGAGCAGAGCTCGATCCTCCGCCTCCCGATCCACCAGCGCCACCGTTAGGCTTATTTGTATAGCTCGCAGCATATGGGGATCCGCCACCACCGCCTGCTAGTGCGGTAATGCCTAAAGCAGTTGTTGCGTTACCGTCTGCATATGTGTTTACGCCACCAGCGCCACCAGCGCCAATTGTAATGTCGTATCTATTACCAGATCCAATAACTGCGGTGCCAGTAACATATCCTCCAGCTCCACCACCACCACCTCTATCGCTACCACCAGATCCCCCACCACCAACTATGATGTATTGAATTGCATATGGAGCATCTGCCATATTAACCCACGATGATAGCGTATTGCTATACCATTCAGGGTATCCAGTGGTTGCGTTCATACGGATCATCCCTGAAGATCCCGATGGTCGCTGATCAGTATTCCCTACAGGCAACGTAATAGCTCCATTGGATGCAAACGTTACCGTATTGCTGAATGTCGCTGGGGACGTTACTGTGGCAGTATTCGACGCTCCAATTAATTGTGATACTTGTCTTGCTCTTGACATATCTTATCCTATTAGGTGACCGCAAAAATTGCCAGTATTATCTAATCCAACCGTGCTTGTGGATACTACTGCTCGAGCATCTACTGTATCTCCAACGCTAAGTTGTAAAATTATCGTATTATGGTAATTGGTACGGGGCTGTGTACCAACTTCTGGACCACCCTGACTGCTAATCACACTACCATTTTTGTAAAAGAAATGCTGTAGGTTTCCGGAAGAAAACCCAGTACTATTAAACCAATAAGCAAAATAATAGACACCAGATACAGGAGCAGTAAATGTATGAGTGCTTCCATTAAACCCGCTGCTGACGTTGACCAATTGTGACGGATATTGCAATATACTTGCAGAAGTCGTGATCGTCTGACTAGCTGTTTTCGCAAAACTAAACGATGGTTGGTATGGCATCGTGACATACCCGCCACGCTTAACTACTAACTCTTGCTGAAGTGTAGAGCCGTTCAAACCACCAACAATAAAGTCGCGATCGCTATTGCGCTGTAATACCAAGTTCGAATTTTCTAAGAACGGATATGCAGCACCAGTATTGACTGTTGGATATATTGCTGTTGCATTCTGCGCAGTATATGCAGCAGAAAGTCCGCTACCAACAGGAGTGATAATTGACGGAGCAACGACTGTATTACTGAACGTAACTGCGCCTGTGTTAGCAAACACTACAGTGTTACCAGTCGTATTAGCGATTGCTACTGGAGACATTAGTGTTGTCGTTCCACTAACAACCAAGTTGCCGGACATAGTATCACCAGACTTCTGCAATGCGTTGGCCACGTTGAATGTGCCATATGCAATCACTTCAACAGCATCACCAGCTGCTGCAGCAACTGCTAAGATGATTGTAGATCCATCATTAGCCGTAAAGTCATCAGCAACTACTAAACGAATACCATTCAGATACACATCAACGAAACCGACTGTATACCCAGTGGAGATGTTGAAGTT